AGCGGCGACGTCATCACCCGCCTCTACGGGTGGGGCAAAGGCATCGAACAAACCAACGACCAAGGCGAGGCCACCGGCGGATACAGCCGCAAAATCAGCTTCGCCGACGTCAACAACGGCAAACCCTACGTCCAAGACGACCAAGCGCTCGCCAACTGGGGCATACCCGGCCCCGACGGCACCAGACACCACAGCGAAGCAAGCGTGGACTTCCCCGACTGCGAAGACCCCAAGGAACTCCTAAACCTCACCAAAGCGGCGCTCAAGACCCGCACCACGCCGACCGTCAGCTACACGGCCGACGTGACCGCACTCGGCCAAGCCGGATACGACCCGGAAGGCACGGACGTCGGCGACAGCGTGCAGATCATCGACACCAGCTTCACCAATCCCCTCCGCCTCGAAGGCCGCATCCTCCAGATCGAGGAAGACCTAGCCGGCAGCCTCGCCGAAACCAAGATCACCCTCGGCAACATCCGGCAATCCTACACGCAGCGCCTCGCCGCCCAACAGCAGGCCCTCGACAAACTCGTCTCCAACTCCGGCGCATGGAACAGCGCCGCCGGCGGCACCGGCCCGTACATGAAGGACCTCATCGACCGCATCAACCAGATCATGAACGCCACCGGCGGATACACGTACCTCAAACCCGGCCAAGGCATCTACGTGTACGACAAGCCCGAAGACCAGAACCCCACCCAATGCATCCACATCGGCGGCGGCTACTGGCGCATCGCCGACCACAAGAAAGCAAACGGAGACTGGGACTTCCGCAGCCTCGCCAACGGCAAGGGCCTCTTCGCCGACACCATCTTCACCGGCCGACTCTCCGACGCAGCAGGCCTCAATTTTTGGGATATGGACACCGGCGAATTCAGCCTGTCCGCCCGCAGCGCCGTGGGCGGCAAGACCGTGCAGGAATACGCCGACGGCGCGCTCTCCGACGCGAACTCGTACACCGACGCGGCCAAGCAGGCGGCGATCACCGAGGCCAAGCGTCAGGCCGACGCGGCCGACACGGCCAAGCTCGCCGAAGCGAAGAAGTACGCCGAGGCCGATGCGACGAACAAGGCGAACGCGGCCCTCGAGGCGGCGAAGAAGGCGGCAGCGGCCGGCGACACCAGCACGCTCGAAGCCGCCAAATCGTATGCCGACAACACGGCCACGAGCCATGTGAACACGTTCGAGAAGGCGCTCACGCAACAGTACATCTTCAACAAGCTCACGAACAACGGCCAGCTGCAGGGCCTGTACATGAGCGGAGGACTGCTGTACGTCAACGCCACCTACCTGCGAAGCGGCATCATCAGCGGCGCGAGAAGCTACTGGAACCTCGACTCCGGAATCTTCAGCATGAGCGACGCGAACGGATTCGAAACGGTTCATCTCGACGGCGACGGAGTCCATAACACGCTCACCGGCACCTTCCAGACTGGCACGTCCGGATCTCGCCTGTGGATGAGCCCGAAATTCAAACAGAAGCCGATCGGAGGATCCGCCGACATCACCGGCGCCGGCATCTCGTTCATCCACGCAACCACGGCGGCGCAGCAGCCATACATCGCTGCCGAGTCCACGAATTCCGAGATGGGCGAGATCTCGACGCTCACCTTCAACGGCGGTCGTCGCGCGAACACAGATCCAGGCGCCTTCGTACGAGTCGGCAGCACGAAAACCGACAACGCCAAGATGCGAGGTGTCTTCCAGGCACTCGTCATGCGCGACTACAGCCTGTCGTCAAATGACGCGAACAGCTCCGGCGCACGACTGGTGTCTTCGGCCTCTCCAGACACAAACGCGATGGACACGTATTCGGAACTTGCGGCATGGGATCCAAACGGCGCCGTCGGGGTGAAGGCGGACATCAACACCGGATACCTCTACCTAGGGGGCTTCCTCGGGGGCTATACGAACCGTCACACACTCGATGGATCCAGGGCATGGAAGGCATGGATGCCGAACGGCGGGGCAATATCGGTCGGTGCGGCCGCGACCGTGCACTTCACCGTGTCATCGCCGGCAAAATACGGCAGATACTACGCCGTCGCAAACGCTGACGGAGAATGGGGCGGCATCATCATGCACGTCAAAAACACCGGAGGACAATCCGGATGGGACATCCTAATGTACAACGCCGACCGGAACCCATGTACGGTCGACATGTATTGCGACACCTTCGGATGGCTCGTCAAATAAGGAAAGCCAAACATGAGACAAACCATGACAATGAGCGACGGGAACATCATCGTCAACTGCGACGAACCCATCAACGGATACCAGCAATTCGTCTTCTCCCCAGGAACCATTGCATCCTGGACGGCACTGCTCGGACTTGGATCCACAGCCGAAGCAGTCGCCGCGATAATGCAAGGCGTCGAGGACACGACGCGATACGATCCGTCAACCGGCAGGGGGGTCTGGACGGAGGCCTATGAAGCGCTCGAAGCGGCGCTGAACGACAGTGCGGCGGACATGTCAATGCTCGCCGATGACGGAACCGTCCAGAACGATCCGCTGACTGTAGCCCGCAACGACACCAGAAAAGGCATGCACCTACCAACCATCCCGCAACAGGCGCAATCGGTATCGACATACGCCCTCGAAGACTCAGACGCCGGAACCGGCATAGACACGTCCTGCGTTGACGCACAGGCGCTTTCCGACCTGCTCTCGGACAAGACGGTTGCCAATGCCATCGACAACGACGAGGAAAGCTTCTACGCAAGCCTCATGCCGCAACCAATAACCAGATGAAAGGTAGTAGAAAAATGAACGATGACCAGCAGTACGTCAGCTTCGACCGACTCGTATCGCAGAAGCTTTCCGAACAACTCGCCGACGCGAACCGGCAGATCGCCACACTCGCCGCCATGTGCGACATCAAGGACGCGCAGAT